ATCAACATCAGTACGGTGATGAACTGCGAGGGATAACCACAACCTCTCTGAACGGACGAGGATCGCAGTACAACCGCGTCTATAAGTTTTTAGGGTACACGAAGGGGTATGGACATGAACATATTTCTGAGGAGAAGTATCAGGAAATGCTTGAGTGGATGAGGGATAACGATATTGAAATTCCATCTTGTGCCTTTGGTGCTGGTAGCAATCCACGAATGCGGCGCATTGCTGCCTACAATAAGGCAAAAGGCATAAAGGCATCATTGAATCATGGGAAGAAACGAGGTGTGTATTTTTTGCCCTGTAGCAACAAAGGGGTTGACGAATTGGTGGAGAATTGGTATAATCGATGGGGTAAATCGAGATACGAACGAACCAAGGATAAGACTGCGCCATACAGCAGTGGATTAGATTGATGGAAACTAGGAACATAATTGATCATTACCACTATTGGAAACACGATGCTATATTGGCAGATTTGGAAGACAAGCGATACAATTATTCCGTACTATGTACTAACCTACATAATGACTTCAATATTTCTACTGTTGTTCGTAACGCGAACGCCTTCCTTGCGGAAGAAGTCATCATCTACGGATCGAAGCAGTGGGACAGACGAGGTGCAGTAGGCACGCACAACTATAATCGAATGACATACTTCAAGGAAGAAGAGCATGGAAGACTTCTCGACAAAATATCTGATTATCATATCGTCTGTATGGATAACATTGAAGGCAGTCGAGACATTGCTACACTTGATTGGCCTCAAGAAAAACATACACTATTGGTCTTCGGTCAAGAACAAGTCGGAGTCCCACAGGAATTTATTGAAGTAGCAGATGAGATCGCGTACATTCCTCAATACGGAACCGTGCGGAGTCTGAATGTCGGAACCGCATCGGGAATTGCGATGCACGAATACTGCTCAAAGATAAATAGTGGTAAGGGAGACTGACATGGACAGCAGAAAAGAAAACAAAAACAGAAAGAGCGATAGAGAGGCTACAGTTTACTGGGCTTCGAGAGTGAGATTAGATGGAGAATCTACATGGATTCTTCTGACAGACAAGGAAGTTCTACGAGCGCAGAGACGAGCAGAAAATAACCCAGAGGATCTACCAAGCCTTTGGGAGAGAATTCGAATGGTTTTTGGTATTTGATTTGATGTCCCGTGGTGTAACGGTAGCACCGGAGATTTTGGTTCTCCGTGTCCAAGTTCGAATCTTGGCGGGACAATTTTACAAGGAAATTTATTATGATAAAGCTACTAGAAAATGAACCGAAGGAAAATGTGAAAAGTTTCGAAGATAGTTATGGGTTTAGTCTTAAAAGTGATGAACCGAAATGTCTAATCGTGGATATGACTCCAGATATGGCAAATTGTATTCTGCAAAACCACAATAATAATAATCGCCAAATGTGTCAATCTCAAGTTAGTAAGATTAGAAAATCTGTCCTTAACGATGGTTGGGTTTGGGATGGAAATCCGTGGGTCTTTGACAGGAATGGACAAGCCATTGAAATGCAGCATAGAGCTACAGTTATTTCCCAAGATCCACTTGGACTAGGAAAATATAAAGTTCTGATTGTTCTTGGTGCAAATCCTGATGCTTTTTCTAATACTGCGATTTCAAAACAAAGAAGACCTCATGACGAAATCTTCAGAAAGGATAACACTGTAGATGCATCTCAAAGTGCTATACTTAATGATATTATGAAACGCAAAGAGGGAGATAGACTAAACATTAATAACGCCGTGAAAAATTGGTTTGTATGGAAAGAATACATTGTTAAGGGCGAAAAACTTTGTAATTCTCTTATGACTAACACAGTTGCTTACTCGTCACAAAAGAAGACGATAGGTGCTTGGGCATCTTTTGCCGTTCAATTTGATCTTGAAAATGAATCTAAATTATTTTTAGAATTATTGGAAGATGAAATAGTTAAGAACGATGGTTCTTGTTGTTTGACTGAAGGGTTTCGTAAATACTGGAGAGATCATACTTCAGAAGAAAGTAATGAAGGAAGACTGTCTATTATGTTTAAAATGCTTTGTGTTGCATTGGATAGAATCATAGAAGATCCAAATGGCGAGATTGAATTTAATATGACACCGAGTAAAATTGAAAAACTTGGTGGTTGTTATAGGAAATTTACTAAGTAAGGAGATTTATTATGGCTAAGATTAGAGGTATTGGTAGTGCGGGTGAATTCAAGGGACGCAAGAAGGGTAAGCCCCGACAGTCCAAGAAGAACAAGTATGGTGTTCGTAGCAGGGGAAGAAAAAACTAAAATAAAAATCAGTAAGAGTAACTACTTCCTCCACTGCTTCGCGTAGTGGAGGTTGTTGTTTGGGGAGAAGTTACTGGTGTTGGTGTAGATGTCGTAGATGTAGTCGGAGTAGTCGCTGGTGTGGTTGGGACAACTATAGCCGGTGTTGCAACACCCTCTTCTTTGGTTTCCACAATCTCAACTCTCTTTGCTCTATTCTTTTCCTTCAGAATACCATCGTAGTAATCACCGTGGAAGAATGTAACATCTTTCTCTAGACCATTTGGCATATAGAAAGTTCTTCCTCTCAATACATGGGTGTGATATCCTGCGGTAGTTTCACCCTCACGGACTAGACTTGGGGAAGGACTTGCATCCCTTGCTGCATCTGCTGAATAGTAAAGTGGGTAGTAACCATCAAGAGGGATTGGTCCCATGAATTTCGGTTTTGTGGATTTAACGCCAACTGTTTTTGCTATTTCTAAGTTTGATGCACTTGAGCATGGTGAGTAATATTGAACGCCGGAATCAATACCTGTATGATAACCGTTACATCGATAAACTGTAGCCTTTGCCAAAGCCTCGGTTCTTGTTTTGAACCGATCCATTTGTTTTGTGAGAACAACATCTTCTATTATTTTTAGTTCATCTACTTGTTTTTCGTTCTCTTCTATTATCTTCTTGGGTGAAAGCACATTCACAACAACTGGAGAATCAAATTTATTTTCATTCACTACTTTTTCTTTGACTATCAGAACTTCTGATCCGTCGTTTTGAATGAGGATATCTTTAACTTTAAATGACTTTGCGTTTTCAATACCAGAGAATTCGACGAGATAGTCTTTTTCCACTCCTAGTTTCACAAAAGAAAATTTATTCGTTTGTCCCAAAACATTTTTAATACCGTAAACTGATGAAGTATTTTCTACCGCAGTCACTGTCATTTGAGGAACTCTTGTAAAATTATTTTTAGTAAAGATTGTGACATTGGTGGGTAAAGAAATGGTTTCGTTAATTGCCTTTACGATTGTTCCATTTACTAGTCCCATGAAAATATAACTTCCAGACAAATTGGTTTCGATGTTATTTGTTGGATCTTGGTAAACTGCATCTTGTAGTGTCAAAGTCGATCCTAATTTTAAATCTTGAAAAACACTTTGGGTGTTTGATATGGATTCGCCATCTAAACAATCAGTGTAGTCGATGTATAACTTTTCTTCGTCGAATGTTATCGTGGGTTTACACTTCAGAAAAGTTCTTTTTGATGTTGTTTCTTCATATGAACTGAAAAATTTTAATCCATAAACGACAGCCGAAGAAATCTGAACTAGATTATCTTTGGCCGTCGGTTTATTATTTTTTACCCGATTTGTTCTTTTTCTATTCATGATGCGATGTAATGGTAGTTTTGAGTGCCAGTACTTGCTCGTATATTAACTAAGTTTAGATTTCCTACCTCTAGGAATACTGACTCTCCGGGATCAAGGGGATATCCATTTGTTGTTGCTCTACCGATCGTTGGTGGTCCAATATAAATTACATCACTATTTGTTGATGATGCCTTTATGGTAACTCCAGATCGTAGAATCTGGTTTGGTCCGAGAGGTACTGATCCACTTGTCGCAGAAACTCTCTTCCCACCAGCAGTGAAGGAACTAGGTCGTACAATCTGACTTATCTTGACTGAACCAGCACCACTTCTGATATCATCAGATATATTTTGAATTGTCGCAGTGTTCGTTTTTATAGAACTAAGTTGACCGTAAATATCACCAGTGGTTCCTAATTGCGTTAGAATGTCGTCATCGGCAATACTAACTTCATTCCCGACACTGACATTAAGTGCTGATGTTGATGTTACTTCAACTGCTCCGCCATTTTCTCCTCTAACTGTCAGAGGAACTCCGGTGGTTCCGGTGTATCCTTGCACATACAGGGGGTTCTCTCCTGCGTTGGTGACACCAAGCACAGCAGACACATCGAGAGTAAAGGAGACTCCGCTGTTGGTTAGATGGACATTGAGAGCGTCTCCAGAGTGTCCTAGAGTGACACCATCACCCGCAAACAATGCAGCAGGGACTTTGGTTCCACCATCATATCCTCGTACCGCAACTGTATCTGTACCAGATGACAGGAATCTGCCACCAGTTGCAGAAACAGTACCGGAAACAGTAACGCTGTCAATTGATGAAGTAAGTCTTCTTCCGCCCGTCATCACTACTGGGTAGATTCCAGCACTCCAGCCTGATCCTGTTACGCCGCCAAATCCAATGTAATGATCTTCTGTAATACCTTTAATTGGAACTGCAAGATTGTTTACTTCGATACTTCCGGAAACCCCAACAGGATGACCTCCGGAGATACCCTGAACCATTGCAGTTACGCCTATTAAACTTGTACCTGATGTGTTACCGGCAACTGCAACATAAATTGCAGTAGATCCGCTTCCAAGAACACTATTTCTTACATAGAAATCGCCTCTACCTGCCACATCACCTGTTACTTCGACGGCAGATCCAGTGGTTCCGTTAACAATAACTGGCAATGGATCCGCACTAGAAACACGAGTGGCAGTATCATCGTCACCGAAGACGACCTTTACAATACTGACATGTGATCCGGTTAAACCTACGCCAGAAGGTCCAAAGTCGGTAGCAAAGGAAGCAGTGGCTCCGAATATTTCTAAAGGTACATTACTTGCGGTATAAGGCATTTTTCATATCTCCTGTGTAAGATATATATAAAGGAATTGACTTGTATTTCTTATGACATAGGGTATAATTACAGCATGGTATTTACAGAACAACAAAAGAAGCATTTTTGCAGGATGATTGAGGAAAGGGTCATGAATTCAAATTTGACCTATATTGATGCAATTCTTGAATGCTGTGATCAGATGAACTTAGAACCGGAAACGGCAGGCAAGTTTCTGAATTCACCACTCAAGGAAAAGTTGATGGTGGAGTTTGAAGACATCAATCTTCTCCCAAAAACAAAATCACAACTTCCTATTTGACATCCCAAAAAAATCTAGTATAATTAACACATCAGAGGTGGGGAGTTCCCACCGTAATCACACAGTGCGAGGGAGATCCTCGCGGAAAGGCTTGCAATATGAATTTTGCAGACATGAAGAAGAATGCTAAGGGTTCACTCGAAAACCTTCAGCAAAAGTTAGAAGAAACAAACAAAACCGCCAGTTACAAGGACGATCGATTTTGGCGTCCAGAACTGGACAAGTCGAGTAATGGTTACGCGGAGATTCGATTTCTTCCTGCTCCTGAAGGTGAAGACCTTCCTTGGGGTAAGTTGTATTCCCATGCATTCAAGGGACCGGGTG